TGGGGAGGCCGGTCTCCGGGTCTTCCAGGTCCCACGAGACCAGATACTTGACGAACGTCGACAGCACCCAGTCGTTGTCGGCGATCCCCTCGTCGGTGATTGTGCCGGTTCCGGACTTGGCCGCGATCTGCAGCATCTTGCGCCATTCCCCTACGGAACAGCACTTGGCGCTGACATGAAGACCCTCCAGCGGGGTGTCCGTGAATGTCAGGTTGTACGTGGTGGGCTCAGGACGAAACCCCATGACTCGTCTCCCTCTCGGCTAGATCGAAATGGTAGTGCTAAGCGCGCCGTACTAGGCGTGCGTGGACCAGGTCGGGACCGTTCCGTCGGAGAGCGAGCCCGGAGCCTGCCAGGTGAGCTCTCCCGTGTTGGAACGGGTGATCTGGTAGTCGGTGATCAGCTGTTCGCTTGTGAGCACCGGCGCACCCGTGGCCGTCCCGACCGGATCGAATTCCACGGTGCGCGGTACCGAAGTGGACGGGACGGTCTTGAGCACGTCGTGGCTCTTGTTGCTCGCGGTGTTGAACACACCGTTGAGAGTGACCGTGCAGTCTGCCAGGAGCAGAATGCGCTCGTTGGCGAACTTGTCGAGACCCGTCACGTCCTGCGTGGCGCGCGGCGTAGTGAACGACCAGTTGGTGCAGTCGTTGCTGATGTCGCGTGCGCTGCCCGAAGAGTCGTCCACGAGTAGTGCGCCGCCGAGACCGCTGGTCTTAGCCATAGCTATCCCTTCTTAATGTTGTCGGCCAGCTTGCCCTGGTGCAGAGAGAAGTCCTCTGTCCAGTTCTCGACAGTGCGGTGTCGAATGGTTGGAGCGTGCATCGGGTTACCGCGCCAGTCCCCGCCAACCACGAGGAGGAGCGGAGGTTTACCAATCGGAGCCCGGTGGTCCGCATAATTCATGCAGATGTTACCGGGCGCATAGACGAACTTGAAGAGACGATCCCCGACATTCTGCATGCTGTAGCTGCGCTTCTTGTCGTGGGTGAGGAAGTCGTACTGCTTCTGTCCTAGATCCGTACCGATGTCCACGGTAGTGACGAAGCCGAACCGATACCCGTCGCAGTCCACCTCTTCGCAGGTGGCCTTTCGCCAGTGGGTCTCGAGCGGAGCCTTCACCGAGTAGGTCTTGTAGAACTGGGCCGGCATCAGCGGATCAACGCGGCGCAGTACATGCGCACCCTGCATCTGCATCAGAACTTCACCGCCGTCAGGTTGCGGACGATCATGGCGGCGAACGTCACCGATGTAAAGGTTCCGGTACCCGTGGTCACCCGGACATGCTGGTTGACCGTGCCGGTGACTGCACCACGTAGCGCGCTGCGCCCGGCCACGGTTCCGAAGTCGATCAGCGTGGTCCAGGTGGTTCCGTCGGACGAATGCTCCACCTTGATGTCGACGCCGGTTCCGGTGAAAGCGTTCACCTGGAGATAGGCCTGGGCTCCGAATGCGGTGCTGGCTCCGTTGTCGGAGTCGGTCCCCGCAGTGGCGGTCGTGTCGGTTCGGAGCCCAGACGTCAGCTGCGTCCCCCACTCCATGCCGAAGGCATTGGCTACGAGGTCCGCCTTGAAGTTGAAGTTGCCGCTGTTGTCACGGGTCCCGTCGTAGTTAGACTGCTTGGAGACCAGGCCGGCAGCCGGGCTACCCAGCAGCGCACCCCGGAAGTAGCAGGCGATGGCGTCCGATCGTGGCAGCTGGCTCAGGACGTCGTGCTCGAAGTCTGGCGTCAGCGTACCGCCAAACTCGAACAGGGTCGTGAAGCTGAAGCCGCCATCCCGCAGTCCGCCCTGCCGTACATAGGCGAACTTGTTTATGGAGGTGAAGTCGAGCAGTGCCGGCCCACCGCTGATCTTGTCGATGGCGGATACGTCGCCGGAAAGGTCGTACCCGCTAATGTAGAAGTTGTCGCCAAGCCCTGACTGCTTCTCCACTTGGCACCTACCTTTCCTGTGACCACATATCGTTGATGATGATTGGAATTGTGATCGTCATGACCCGGTACATCTTGCGATCAATCTCGACGTATCCGGCCCGGCCCGCTAGCTGCTCCCCGTTCGCACCGAGCAGGTCAATCATCCGAACCCCATCTTCCCCACCGAGCTCGAATTCCCCGGACAGCGCGCCGATAAAATACACCGTCGCACTAAGCACATTCGGATCAATAAGGTCATAGGGCTCGGCGGTCATGCTGGTATAGATTCGGCCCATGAGCACTAGCAAAGCCGACGTGCTATTCAGGCCCGAGGTACGGACCGGCCGAATGTCCTGCACCCACAGCGACATAGAGACGCCATTACCCGGTGAGTTCTTGGGCTCGTGGGTGTTGACCGCATCAAAGCGCGCGGATGATAGGGCGAAAGACTGGATCTTGTCGAAGAGGTCCTGTACCTCCTCATCCCCGAAGTCGTTGTCAGCCATTCATCATCGCCAGGTACGGAGGGAGCCAGGCCTCGGCCAGCGGCCCCGAGTCCGCCTCGATGCTTGCGGCTACTTTTCTGAATGTGAAGTAGCCGGGAAACCGGCGTGGCGGCGGATTGCGGTTGTGCGGAGTGACGACGAAGTTGCCCGGATGAATGCCCTCGATCCAGGGACCGTACAGGATCCCCGAGTCGTTCACCTGTACCATCTCCGGGCTCATGCGCTCCGAGACGATGCTCGCCTCGAGCCGGCCAGCGTCCGTCGGAACCGGGTTGGCGTATGGATTGCCGCCGTTGTGCCCGAGGTACATGTACTGCATCGGCAGATAGTTGCGGATTCGCGTGACGGCTAGTTCCCCAAGTTTGTCCTCAACGTGCCTGGCGTAGATGTCCAGCTCAGCCGGGGCCATACCCTTGAAGGCTGGCCCGTCCAGGTCAACCTTGACTGTGATGTATTCGTCGGGCATCAGACAGTCCTGCTCCTCGCCTTGCGGGTGTAACGGGACGACGCGACCCTCTCGCGCAGATCTGGGAGTCCCAGACCGGGCTTCGGTTCCCGTTGGCTCCCTTGTGACGCGGTAGCCGAGGGAGCCCCGGCGTAGGCGGCGGGCTCCTGAGCCAGCCATACGATGGCCTCAGCCACAGCAAGCTCGTTTACTAGACCGGGCACCTCGCTCACCGCTAGGGCCGCCGCGTCGGCGTGGGACGCGGCCACCGTACCGAGCGCACCGCGCAGAACTGAGAAGTTGCGTTTAGCCCAGATACTTCCGCCGGTGTGCTCCGAGAGCACCGACCCGTCCCAGGCCCGCTTCACCACTATGTTGTTGCCGACCTTCTGCACAATCAGCATCCACTCGAAGTCCACCATGATTACCTCGCCGACGGAGAAGGCGGAGCCGTCGCTGACTGTACCTACGCGGTCAGAGGCTTTGTCGGTCGTGATGCCGGTCAGGAACGAGAGATCAGTCTGCACATAGTCGGAGTCCGACACGATCATGCGCTCGGAATCGCAGACCAGAACGTCGCCAACCCCAAGGAGGGAGGCATCCGTCGCGGACACTACAGCCGTCCCGCTGCTCAGACTGCCGTCTATCTGGCCGGCCGCACGAGTCCGAGTCCAGAATCCGTAGTCGCCGGTGATGGCGATGTCCAGTTGCGGAGTCGGGTTGTTGCCAAAGGAGGCGGAAGCGTCACGCCTTAGCTCAAGAATGCGGTACGGCGGGTCAGCCTCGGACGGGCTCTCCGGTGCCGGCCGCACGATGTAGCTGCCGGTCGCAATCTCGATGGGGACCGGAAGCAGACTCCCAGTCACCACCCGGGTCGGCTGGGCCGCGAGCTCGTTCTGCTCGAGATACAGCCGCCACGGGTAGGTGAGCTGGTAGTTTGGCCAGTCGAAGCTGCGCGTGTCAGTCTCCGGGTAGAACCGGCGCTGCGTGAGACCCTCCACGGCGTCGGCCGCCGCGAGGATCGCACGGTCCACCTGGTCCGCCCGATAGGCTGCTTGCTGGACATCCAGCGCGCGCATGACTTCTTCGCGCGTGCAGTAGCACGGGCGAGTTACTCTGGCCATCCCGTTGCCTTGCTTTCTTGCTGAGAACCCTACGTGGGGTAGGAATGGAATATGAAGTTGTTAAGCGAAGGGACTAGGACTGCGGCGTGCCACCGTCGGCCGGGGCCGAAGCCGGAGTGGCCAGTGCGGTCACGGCGTCGACAGCCGGGTCGAGCGCGGTCTGGACGGACTGGGCCGTGGTCACGAGCGCATTGAACTTGTCCAGGGTCGCCTGGCTCAGCGGCTGGCCGGCCGCCAGTTCCGCCTGGATCTCCTGGGCGTCGGTCACGAGCGCGTTGGTCTTGTCCTGCACGTCGGACAGCACGGCGTTGATGGTGTCGACACCCGCGCTGATAGCCTGCTCGGTCATGGTGATCACTCCTAGCTTGGATTCGATGCTGTTGAGGGTTGTTCTGAGACTGCCGATCGCAGCCAGGACCCTGGCTGTGCCGAACAGGTCGTCAAAATCCAGGGCCATGACTTCTCCTTCTAGACTGGCGAACCCCTGACTAGGAATCCGCCTTGGTAGGGGTGCCCTCGGCGAACTGCTTCCTACTGTCCGCCGGAGACCGGTCCGGCTCCGGGCTGGCTGGTGTCGCCGCTGGCGACGCCTCCGAAGAGCCCGACTGGGGGCTGGGGTCGGATCCAGTCTCTTGGGTACTCCCACCCGTCGAACTGACAGAAGAGGCTTCCGCCTGTACTGTCAGGTGTAGTTCGGAGGGGCTCTCCGCATCGGGGGCAGGCGACTGGGGGTCGGTCCCAGTAAGCGTTCCACTCTTGTCGGGCTTGTCGTCTGATGTCGAGGAGCTGGTACCAGCTGATTTCTCTGCCTCCTCGTCTTCCGCGTTCTGCAGGTCGAGATCGTCCGGTTGCGCCGTTTCCGGTGCACCGATCTCACCCGGCTTCTGGGTGGCCAGAGCCTCCAGTACAGCGGGCATCTGGTCACCGGGCACCGGGTAGAGCACACCAGCGATGGCGTGCGTCGCACCGGCCAATGTTGCCTTAGGCATCAGCCTTTTCCTCCTGCTCTTGTGCGTCGTCGGGGCCGCCACTAGGCGCGGACTCCTCGGGCCGAGATTCCTCGGAGTCCTGGCCACCCTGCGCGGGCGGCCCCGACGACACGTCTTGAGCGGGAGCGACAGTGCGAGCGACTCCGCAGTGCGGGCAAACGGCTACGCTGCCCGCGATGGAGATCGTTCCACAGTTGTCGCATTCCCACATGTTGACCTCCTAGGCCAGTGCCGCGCCGTCTTCGAGCGGGAGCCACTGGACAATCCACCGCATGGCCCCGGTCTTGCTGGCCGTGGTGGTCCAGGTGATCGTTCCGGCCGGCACGATGAACGGCTTATGGAGGGCCATGATGCTGCCCGCCTTAATGCCGACCATCAGCTTGCCCGGAGTGTAGGTGTCCGGCGTACCGGCCACCACGCTCGCGTCCGCCAGCGAGACCGGCGTTCCGACCTCGGCCGAGCTCAGAGGCTCGGTGGCGGCAATGCCGGAGGTCTGGGCCGTCCCCACGGTCGGGGCCATGCCCAGACTCAGCACCGGGTCGGTGCTCTGGATGACCGTGGTCACGATGCCAAGCAGCTGCTTGATGATGACCAGGCCACCCGTCACCGTGAACAGCGTGCCGGTCGCCGTCTGCGGCAGATTGGCTGCCGCCTTGGTGGCCCGGTTGCCATACTCGATGACCCGGAGCTGGCTGCCCTGAATGAGCGTACTCATAGCGCAGCCTCCTAGGAGTTGAGGATCTCGAGGTTAGCGGGAGCCCGCTGCACCACGAGATCATGGAAGATGGCCATCACGAGCCCGGACGCCGAAGGAGTACACTTGATGTACTTGTTCGGGTCGGAGAACTGGGACGTGAAGACCGTGAATACGGTCGTGTCAGCAGAAGCCTGGATGACCGCGTTGTCCGCAGCCTGCGTCTGCTTCGTCCAGGCGTTCGTGCCGTTGGTGTCGGCGCGCTGGTAGTAGTGGTTGATGATGTTGCCGGGATCGGTTGCGGCCGCCGCGTGCGACGTGCCGACGGTCACCGTGAAGGTGTCCGCTCCCGTGCACACGAAGGTGACCGAGCTGGCATTCCTCATCTTGAGGATCTGCCCGGCTGCGATCGGAACCACGTCGAAGACGCGGCCCAGACCTTCCATGCCTGCCATTCCTGTTTCCTTCCTACCGGGGTTTCAATGCCGGTGGATACGTCCTACAACCGCGAGAGCGGAGACGGACTAGGGCCTGCTCGCCAGCTGGACGAACGGGGTCAGCGTGTTAGCACTGTTGTTGTGCGGGGTGATCGCCGACTGGATCCAGGGCCGACCGTCCACGCGCTCGATCACGCGGAAGGACGTCTTGTCGTTCTGGAACTTGTAGTGCTCAGACGACATCGACTGCATCATCTGACGGTCGCCGATCAGGTAGTACGCCAGGTCCACAAAAGCGATGTCGCCCGTGGTGCCCAGCGCCGGGGTCTTCTCGGTGAAGTACACCGGACGACCCAGGATCGTGACGGGCGGAGTGTTAGCGCCCGGCGAGGTGTAGTTGCCCATCCAGACCGGGCCGCCACCAGTGCCGACCGAGAGCGCCATCGTGGCCAGCTCCGGGAAGGTGTCGATGCTGGCGATCCAGACCGCGCGGCCCAGAGCCGTCGGCAGCATGCGCGAGTACATCTTGACGATGTTCTCCCACAGGATCGTGCCGGACGCCTGGCCCGACTCGGCCGTGACCTGGACGCTGGCCGGGCAGTTGATGAAGCCCAGCGGCTCCCCGACGCCCGTGCCGGTCATGAACGCGATGTCCTCGAACCAGGCGATAGCGCGCGGGAAGATGGTGTCGAAGAACGAGGAGAACGCCGGAGCGTCCGCCAGCAACTCGTTCGGCACTTCCGCGTAGCCGGTCAGCTTCTTCGCGTCCAGTACGACCCGACCGAAGGTGGCCTGGCTCTCGACCAGCTGCGCACCCTCCTCCGTCCAGTAGCATACCACGCCACCGAACACCGACGACACGTTGGTCGTCGAGTCGATCATGGGGATGGGCACCCGGAGCGAGTTCATCGGGATGACCTGAGCGCGCGGCCGCACGACCGCGTCCTCGAGGGCAACCTGGAGAATCTCGGACCGCAGAACCTCCGGGATCAGGAAGCCACCGTCCGCCGGCACCTCAGAGCCGAAGGAGTTCTGGATGTCCAGGAGGGCATCCCGCTTCTTCATCAGCTCAGTGGCGTTGCGGAGCGTCTGGGCACGCGGCCAGATGGACTGGAAGAACTCCGCGCTGTTCTCGAAGCGCGTGTCCCCCATCTTGTCCTCGAGCTGCGCGCCGTAGCTCAACCGGTTGTAGGCCGCACCCTTGCCGTGGGACACACGACTGGTGTCGATGCCGAGCGCCTTGCGGTAGTCGCCGAGACCCTTGGCGTTGCTCATGTTCAGCCGCTGGCCGCCCAGACCGTTCTGGGTCATGAAGTCGGCCAGGCCGAGCTGGACCTGCTCCTTGATCTGCTGCTTCAGATGCGCGTCGTCGTCGACGACGGCCTTGGCGTAGATCTTGATGAAATCCTGGAACTGACCAGGAGTACTCATCATGGCCTTGACCTTGCCAGGATCGCCGAGGAACTCCTCGAACTCCTCAGCCCTGGTCGGGATAACCACGGTGGTGGTCACTGCTTCGCTCCTCTCAGGGCTGCCGCCCAGTTGGTTGCTTCCTCGTCGGTGAGACTGAGCCAGGCGTCCTCCGGCCCGTCTCCGGCCTGGCCGGTCGGCCCGGTTGCCCAGGCCTTCGCGTGCGCTTCCAGATGCGCCCGCGCGGCGTCCTTGTTGGTGATGCCAGGCGTGCTGTCGATCTGCTTCAGCGCCGCCTCCACACCCTCCCGGTTGGCCGCCACGTCCGCGTGATAGTGGTGCACGAGAGCGTGGGCGCGCGGCTCCTTCGGGTCTCCGTCTCGCTGGCCAGCGCACACTGCGCCGTAGGCCGAGGCCGGGTTGTCGGCTGCGGCCGCATTCTGCATCGCCCGCGCCGCCGTCCACGGTGAGCTGTCGTAGCTCGCGTTGCGGATGTCAATGAGCATGCCGTCCTTGGTGAGCGGCTTACCGGGCACAGACTTCTTCTGGGTGCCGTCCGCAGCCCAGTGGCTGTGGTCCGTGTCACCCTCCGACGTACTGTCATCGTCGCCGTCGCCGTCCGGGTCCCAGGCCGCCATCAGCCGCGTGTTCCGGTTGAGCGCCAGCGTCTGTCGGTTGCCAGATCCGAACACGGTCATGTCCCACTGGTTGGAGACTTCCTGCTTGCCCGGCGACCGGCCCGCGCCGGAATCGATCATCCGGTCAGCCAGGCCCTCCGTGATAGCCTGGTCGGCGGTGAACCAGGTCTCCGCCTTCATCAGCTGCCGGTAGTAGTCGATCGTCTTGCCGGTGTGGTCGGAGTAGATGGAGGCGATGTTGTTGCTCGCGCGCTCCAGCTGCTCGGCCGCGTCGCGCATGTCCTGCGCGTTGCCGATCGCCATCGTGAATCCCTCGTGGATCATCAGCTCCGCATTGCGAGCCATGAGCACGGGGTTGCCGGCCATCGCGATGACAGAAGCGATACTCGCCGCGATCCCGTCAATGTAGATGGCGACGTCCTTGCGGGCCAGGAGCGCGTTGTAGATGGCGATGCCATCCCACACGTCCCCACCCGGAGAGTTGAGGTGAACCTCCAGTGGCCCCGACACATCCGCCAGGTCTCGGACGAGGTCGTTGGCGGAAACGCCAAAGTACCCAATCTCGTCGTAGATGTGCAGCTGCGTGGGGCCACCGGCCTGGTTCCGGATCCTGTACCAGTCGTTAACCGACGGCTGGTGCAGGGCCATCGCGCGGCGCGTCGTGCGCCACGGAACGTTCCTACTCATACCAGCTCCTTCTGGTGGCCATTCTTCTTAGCTTCCTGAAAAGCCTCGCGCAGCACTGTGCCGAGGTCAGTATCGATATTGTTCAGCCAGTCCTCGTCCAGATCCTCCAGGTTCTTCGTGGTGGGGTTCGGCTCCTGCCCCGGCTGAGCCTGCTGCCCTGGGGGCAGCGCCGGACGCGCGCCTGGCGCGGGCAGCTTCGGAGGTGGCGGCTTCGGGTTCTTCCACTTCATGCGCGGCAGCCCCACCACGTCGCAGGCCGCGTCCGAGTCGAATCCGGCTCCCACGAGAGCGACGAGTGCGGTGCTCTTTGCAGCCAGCTCCTCGTTGGCGCTCTCCGCACTCGGAGGCATCGGATCCTCATAGTCAAACTCGTTGACTTCCTGGTCTCCGAACATAGGCAGTAGCTTATGGTTGAGCGTGTTCTTCTGGCGCTCCAGGCGCGGAATCTCGTGCCAGGAGACGTGCACCTCTTCGGCTGTCTCGCTGTTGGCCCGGTTGACGTCCTCCGAGATACCGACCATGGACGGGTGGATGCGGTAGGCCTGCCGGATCATGTCGTTGGTAAGGGCACGGAGATTGGTCATGTCCATGTCCTTGACGGTCCAGTTGTTGGGCGACCAGGTGGCACCCTGCTCCAGAACGCCTACCCGGTGCCCGCGCGCTACACCCTGATGCTGCTCTCGCCAGCGCGCCGTGAACTCGTTGAATTCGTCGTCGGTCAGCCTCTTGGCGAATGTGACAATTCCACCCGGCTGAGCGCTATTGAGGAAGAAGTTGCGAGTCCACTCAGCGGTGTAGCGTCCGGCGTCGATATCCGAGAGGCAGGCCTGTACCGCAGATAGACCGCGATACGGGTCTGTTGGGTTCGGATAACGTAGCTGAATGACCTCGTCCGTAGAGAGGGGGACACTCTCACCGTCGGGACCTGTATAAACCCACCCCGCGAGAAACTCGTTTCGGTCCGGAACCGGCTCCATACGATCGGGCCGAACTGGCCACATTTCGATCGGCACACCTGTCCCACTCGGACCCCTATTCAGTACCCAGTACCATTCGCCGACCAGCTCCATGAACTGCCAGCCGATCTCACGGAACTCCGGCCCAGTCATAAACGCATTCGGATGATTCCAGAGCCGCAGCGCCTGATGCTGCAGAACCTGCTTTCGCATGTCGGAACCCTGGTCCGGCCGCGCATACCGCACACGCCCGTCTGTGGTCTTCCGGAACATGCGCCAGCCGCCAGTCGCCTGCGAGCCGGTACTCAGCAGCTGGATAATGGAGAACAGAGTGCCATTCGTCCCCATCGATCCGAGCTGCGAGTACCGATCCGACGTGCCCGCGCCGTACAGCCCGCCGTTCGTGTTCCACCGAGTAGCGAAGGGCACAGGCCCACGCGCGCCAACACCACTCGCCAGATTGCGAGCAGCGCGCCGGACCAGGCTCTTCGCCATGCTAGGCCTCTTCGAACGTCAGCAGGTATTCCCGACCAGGCTCGACGCTATCGAACGCGGCCTGGTTGGTCACGTTGAGCTCGACATAGCCGGACGGCGTGGCCTGCGACCAGGCGAAGTTGCCGCTGTGCGGGTCGGAATCGTACACCGGCGTGAACCGGAACACCCGCATCGAGCCGTCCTGGTTGTAGGATGGCCTCTCGTTGCTGATGCACCGCATCTTGGCTTGCAGCGACATGTC